TGAAAAATATGCTACATTAAATACACCACAAAAAAGAATGTTGAGAGAATACATTAATAATGTTACTAATTCTACAAAGCTTAAAGCATATGTTTTAGAAGAAACAAACAAAATTGATTCCGAAATAAAAACATTAAGCCGCCAAGTTGTTAGCAAAGTAACACGTATTAAATTAAATGAAGTTTCATCATTGTTAGATCAGTTACGCCAAAAGCATGTTATTCATGATAAGGACATCGTAACAATGTTACGTTATTATGAATTAGTCGAAGAGTTGAAAAAAACAAAAGGGACTAACTAATGGCACGTGGGCAAGTTTATTTACCACCATCAGGGTCGCAAAATAATCAATTTGAAACCCAAGGCTTTCCGGGAGAATATCATTCACCTTTAGCATATACAGCCGGACAAATTGATCTTACCGGGTCAAATTACGGATATGGTGCAGTTATGGTAGTAGCTGACGGCAGCGCCACTTTACATTATGCCGGCGGAACTAGTTCATTGGCTAGCGATTTAACTGCTAAAGATATTTACAACTTATCCGTAGCAAAAATAACCGGCGGCACTGGGTCTAAAATTTATTTATTTAAGAGACAACAATAATGAAGTTAATTGATCAATTAGATTTATATTTTGAAGCATTAGATAAAATTTCTGATAAAGAAGCGGCACAAGATTTCGATTCTTTAGATGATAAAGATATTGATAATGATGGCGATGTGGATGATACCGATTCATACCTTCATAACAAGTTAGGCAATGTTGCTAAAAACGTTAACGAAGCAGATGATATTGAACAGCTTCATAGCGATTTTATGCGTATGTTATCCGATAAGTTATCAGATAATGAAGCTCGAGCGTTAATAACTCAATTGAGACGTCAATATGATGACGAAGAAATTCGTGCAGTATTAGGTCCATTAGGATTATTACGCGATGAAATGATGGAAATGTCAACGACAGCGGCCGTGCCTGGCGATATTAAAACGCCATATGCATTTGGTAAGAAAGAGGATGAAAAGGATAATGCTGAAGTTGTCGGATATAAAAAAGTACAAGAAAGTGCTTATAAGCGGATGATGCGAGATGTATATGGAATTGATTCAATTGATGAGGCAGTAACATATTCGGACTTTAAAAAAGATCCAAAATCGACACCACAGCAAAAGGTAAATAGAGGTATTGCAGAAGTAAACCGCATGTTAGCTGAAATGGAAAAGATTGTTAACAACAACTTACGGTTAAAACAAGAAATGGGCGTCGATTCATCTCACTTTTGGAAAACGACCGGCAACCGCTTTGCAAAGATTAATGAGCGCATGACGCGTATATCAAATAGATTAAGAGAATTATCAAAATGAATAAAGTAATGAGATATTACCAGACGTGGTCAGATTATTCACGTCGTCCTGAAGTTCAATCTTTAATTGAATCAAAAGGCATGGAATATGTGCGTCAGCAGTATATGCGTGAAGTAAATTACATGCAATGGAATTATCCAACTCAAATAAATGAGTCAACCTCGCCTGGCGGAGCTGTTAATAACGCAATTAATGCAGATGGCAGCTCAACTCAATTTATTACGGGATATAGTAAAGAAACATCGACGTTTACATTAGCTAATGGGTTAGCTGATGGATTTGAAGATGCAATCCATGGTACATTTTTCGACGTGTATGCATATAATAACACCGTAGATTATTCATTAGATCATGCTGATAGTGTTAAACAAATTAGATGTTTTATAACAACAGGGTCTGCAGAAACATTTTCAAATACCGGCGGCGCAGCATGCGTCATTACCGCATCTGTTGATGGCGTAAGTGGTATTGTTACCGGTTCAATATTAGAATCGTTTAGAGATGCAATAAATAATCAAGGTGCATCCGCAGTCGTAGCTGGCTTTACAAATACATTTGCGCCATCAGATATAATATCAGGTTCGGTAACAGATAATGTATTAACTATTACAAGAGAATATAACGCCGGCGTGCCAGATATATCATTAACGGCCGGTTCTAATACTATTAATTTATCCGATACGGCATCAGTTGCAACACCAGTTAATGGCCTCGATACATACTATTATGCACAAGGCATGCAAGTATTTGATGGAGCGGTTGCGCCTTATTCAACATTACCTAGAAAATAAGGAATCTTATGTCTAAAACATTATTAGTAGATTATACATTATTCGAAGTATCACCTCAGCAAATAAATGAGTCAATGGCTCAAAACAACGGACGCTTAATAGTATCCGGCGTATTGCAGCGGGCAGAGGCTAAGAATCAAAATGGACGTATTTATCCTAGAGAAACATTGGTACGTGAAGCAAAAAAATATTCTGACTCATTTATTGCCGAAAAACGTGCATTGGGAGAATTAGATCATCCAGATTCTTCCGTTGTTAACCTTAACAATGTATCTCATAATGTTTTAGAAATGGCCTGGACGGGCAATGACCTCGTAGGTAAAGTTGAAGTGTTATCAACGCCTTCTGGTAATATTTTAAAAGAATTATTTAAGTCAGGTATTCGTTTGGGTATTTCATCTAGAGGTATGGGGTCTGTTAAAGAAGTAATGAAAGAAGGTGAAAATACTTTAGAGGTACAACCTGACTTTGAATTAATTGCTTTTGATTTTGTATCGAATCCATCAACTCATGGCGCATTTTTATCGCCGGTTAATGAATCAGTAAATAAAGTTACGAACAATGTATATGGAACCGTTGATCGTATAATTACTGATATCATTAGAGAGTTTTGATGAAATTACCAATATCGTTTGATCAATTTACAAAAAACCCTGTTTCGGCGATTGCATTCGTTGCTTTAGGCGTTATAGGCTATTTATATGTTGATATGATTAAAGTACATGAAGCACAGTTAACTAACTTAGACCGAACATGTACGCAGCGCATTAATGACCATAAAGAGCGAATTGAGTCATTGGAAGAAACAGTAGTCCGTTATGAGGATAAGTTAGAACAAATAAACGATAAGTTACTCGAATGTTTAGGACAAGACAATTAATAGTAGCCGGTGTACTTACATTATTAGGCTGTAATGAACAACCCAAATTACCTACGGGTAATACACAACTAGCGGCTGTCGATTCAATAGTAATTGAAGAACAATGGGACGGGTTATCTAGCATAGATGCAACGTTAGCAATTGCAGATGCGGCATTAGAACAAAAAGCTCAAGAAGAGCAGCGTACACGTAATGTATTATCAAATTTACGTGTTACTATCGTCAATGAAGAAGCTATTATTGACTCGATGAATATAGAAGTCGGACAGCGCGATAGTTTAATAGCCAAAATTTTATACGAAAGTAATTATCGCCAACATCAACTTGACAGTGTATCGGTTGAGTTAGCACATAGAGTACATAAATGTATGTCGGACTGTACACCGACAATATCCCAATTAAAAACTAAAAATAAACAATTGACAAATTACATAAAAGAGTTGCAATCTCAGATCGAACTAATGGATTCATTATTAATGGATAACAGAAAAACGAGAAAAATCTATGAACCCACTACCGGAAGATCTTTTTGATTTGCCAGAATTTAAAGTACTACCATGGTATAAAAGATTTTGGATTAGATTAAAGGTAGCATTTTTTACTTTTAACTCTTATATGTGATGACTAAATCTACAACTATTATAATAAGCCTTACATCAGCATTAAGTTTTTTATGTTCATATTTTTTAAATCTAACATTAGATAATGTTGAGCAGTTTTTAGGCATAGCATGCGTCGTTTTATTAGACGGCTTTTTTGGAATTATTGCCGGCACAAAAAGAGAAGGATTTAAAACTTTTAAAGCTCTTAGCGTACTTCGAACATTAGCAGTTTGGTGGATTATATTAGGAGCTATTCTAGCAGTAGAACAAGGTTTTGTAGGAGCCGGATGGTTATCAGAAACTATTATAATTCCATTTTTATTATTTCAAATCATAAGTGCTCTTAAAAATGCTTCGATGGCTGGTTTTATTAAAATGGATTTGTTAAATCAAATCTTAGATAAAATTGATAATCATAAAGGCATTAGAAAATGAGAAATTGGACTTCAGTTAGAGCAGTATATTTGCTCATGTCAATTGTGTTATTAATTGGCTTTAGTTTAAAAAATTGGTGGATAGTATTATTTGTAATATCAATGCTTCAAGTTGGAGTATGGACTAAGTTTTGCCCTTCTAAATGGTTATTTGAAAAAATAGGCCTGCAGAAGAGCAAACTTTAATGTCATCAAATTTTTTAAACATATCATTGCGCTCTAAAATTTGTTTAGTGTGCGCCACGCTAATAATGCTTAGCTTCTTTGTAGTTAAGACATTATTATTGATAGAAGTATTTGACTATTCCGAATTTACGAATTGGTATGAATATCTATCGGTCATTTTATTTATGCCGCCATTCTTTACTGTTGTTTTTGAATTTCTTTCAAAAGCCAAAAAAGAAGTAGCTGTTAAAGCTGATTTAGAATCATTATTAAACGAATCTTGTTTAGTATCTAAAGCAGATGCCCATGGCAAAATTACTTATGTAAATGATAAATTTGTTGAAGTATCAAAATACACACGAGAAGAGTTGGTAGGCCAAGATCATAATCTATTAAATTCAGGTGTACAGGATAAACAATTTTGGGTAGATATGTATAAAACTGTTATAAGAGATAAACAAATTTGGAATAAGTTTGTTACTAATGTCAATAAGTATGGTGAACATTATATTGTTAATTCTTGGATTATGGCGCATTTTGATGAAAAGGGCAAACTTAAAGGATTTACGTCTGTACGTCAAGATGTAACCGAACTAGTTAATACGTTAGAAGCTATTAAACAAAAAGATGTTTATTTAGAGCATGCTGCTAAAATTATTAGGCATGACATGCACTCTGGTATTAATACGTATTTACCTCGAGGCATTAAATCGTTAAAGCGTAGGCTAGACGATGAAAAAATTAAGAAGTTACGTATTCAAGCTCCGCTCCAACTAATTCAGGACGGTTTACATCATGCTCAAAAAGTATACGCTGGCGTATATGAGTTTACTAATCTAGTTAAGCATAATGCCCAAATGTCTAAACAGCCTTGTGATATAAAATTTATATTAGAAGACTATTTACGTTTAACGGCATATAAGAATCAAGTGATATTAGATGATAATTTGCCTAAAGATTTACATGTTAATGAAGCCTTGTTTTGTACAGCACTAGATAATCTGATACGAAATGGTTTAAAGTATAACGACTCTAAAACAAAATACGTAAAAATATATACAGAGTTTACCCTAGGTCAACAATATTTATGTATAGAAGATAATGGCCGCGGCATGTCTCAGGAAGATTTTGAGATATTGTCTAAGCCATATCAACGAAAAGAAGGCCAGAAAGAAGAAGGTACGGGTTTAGGATTAAACATATGTATCGAAATCTTAAAGGAGCATGGTTTTGAGATTGAATCAAAAAAATTAGATGTGGGAACTAAGATAACGGTAAAAATATGATTAATACATTAATGTTAATAGACGATGAAAATTTATTTCATCTTGTGTTTGAAGATGCATGTTCATTGTTAGATATGGCACTATCCATTGAAGCATTAGATAGTTCTGATGAGGCTGATAAAAAATTCAAAGAATGGTTTCCAGATGACCCAAATCATGAACGTCCGGAATGTGTATTCGTCGATTTAAATATTATTGGTTCGTCATATGACGGAATTGAAATGATTCGTAAGATTAATAACGATTATGGTAATGGTTGTGTAATTGGCATCATTTCATCATCCGAAGATGATAACGAAATTGAAAAAGCAAAAGCAGTTGGCGCACAATTCTGGATTATTAAATCTGATGACATTGAACCTAGATTAGAAGAATTTATGAAAGATTATAATGGGTATGTTAATAAAACAGCTCCATTTAAAGTATATAGATAATGATTGAAATAACAGAACATACTAGAAATGTTCTACTTGAGGTTGCTAAAAAGAAAAAAATCTACGTAGAAGGAAGTTTCTTAAAAATCTTAAAGGCGCCACCTGGCGATAAAGAATTTGAGCAATATCTTCAGACGTGTAAGGAAAAGGATACAGCCGCGCGTAGAAAGCGAATGGAAGTTGCAAAAGAAGTGCAGCAACAAAACAAAGAACTTGAAGCAGCTGCAAAGAAGAATTCAAGTTTAATGACTGAACTGCAATCGGCATTAGATGAGACAAAACGTTCCGAAGAAGAGGCAAATGAGTTACGACGCCAGGCAGAACAACTACGAGACCAAGCAGTAAATGATTTAGATTTATTACAAAAGCGTACACAGTTTGAATTAATTGGTACGATTGTACGTAGTGCGTTATATGTTATTATTGGCGTCGGTTTATTGACGACGGCATTATATGTATATGTAATGTCACAAGGCTTTGATTCTAAAATCATAGAATCTACATGGTCTAATTTATTTGGTATACTTTTAACAAACTCATTTAGTATTGTAGGTACTATTATGGGCGTTAAGTATGCTACAGATAAGGAAAAATAATGTATGAATATAATGCTATAGTCGACAGAGTAGTCGATGGTGATACTATTGATTGTACAATAGATTTAGGATTCCGGACATGGAAAAAAATACGTGTAAGAATGGAAGGTATTAATACGCCAGAAACTAGAACACGTGACCTAGAAGAAAAGGCGCGCGGTAAGGCAGCTGCTGCTCGCTTAGAAGAAATACTTCAATTAAACAATGACAAGTGTGTGCTGAAGGTATCTGGTATAGGTAAATTTGGAAGGGCGTTAGCTTCTGTCTATGTTACCTCTCTATCACCAATTGAAGGGCCTTCGTCATTAACATTAATTAATGTTAATAAACAATTAATTGAAGAGGGGCATGCTGTAGAATATCACGGCGGTAAACGATAAAAACGTCATATTTATTAAAAAGGATATTATTATGGCATTAATAGATAAATCATCAAAGTACGGACCTACCAATCCAATCGGAAAACGTGGTACTGGCGAATTGGTAGATTTACTTGCATTCGAAACGGGTGCTGGTAATGTTGGTGTTGCTAGTAAATACGGACCTGTACAGTACGGTAAGCAGCCAAATAGATATGAGGACTCAATCTAATGATTAAGTTGATAGGATTGGTCAAACAGCATAGACGCTTAAGTGAAGCTGACGAACTTCCTATAGATCCAGCTAGCCAAGATGTTAATATTATTGACAAAGAAGATATATTACAGCGTATATCTAATATCGTTCAAGAATTGGAAGATATTGATGACGAATTAATGAACGCATTAACAGATGCCGAAGAATCTACCGGTAGCATGGAATATCGTACTGCAAAAGCAGTTATTAGCCGCTATTTATCTGCCGCATTGAAAAATTTAAATAGAGTTGAGCGGCCAATTAAAGGAATAAAAGGATCGTTATGAGCAAGTGGGAATCACAACTTTTAAAACATATTCTTAACGAAAAATATTTGGGTGAAGAAGAAGATCAAAAAATGTCTAAAAACGAACGTAAATCGTTTTTAGAAACAGTTTCAAATTATCAAGATCTAGGCAAGCAAGTATATAGAGAAAATACATTGGTTGAATTGTCAAAGACATTGGGAGGTATTGTTGAACAGGCCGAAAAATTGACAATAGACGAATCAGAACATTGGTTTGATAATGTTACGGTTTCACGCCATATGAAGCAAATGAATGAAGCATATAAAGTTTTTGAAAAGACTGCAAAAGAAATGACAGGACTGCAACAACGATTAGAATCCGCATATGAAGATATGGGTTCGGTTTTAAATCGTTACTATGACATGAATAACGCAATTAGCGAAGATCAGTATACAGCAGGCGTCGATGACGGCGAAGCTGGCGATTCTTTACAAGAAGATCAATATACGGCAGGTGTTAATGATCAAGGACCTGGATTTCATGATCATATGACAGCCACTAAATCTAAGCGACTTAAATAATTGTATTTTTTTTTGTACTTTGAAAAAAAGTTATTATATTTAAGAAACTAAACTAGTTATAAATGAATCCAAAACAGTACAAAAAACATCAAGCTATTTTACCTGGCGCCGGAATCGGCGTACGTGTAACATCCGGAAAAGATCGTAAATCAAATATTGAACGAGCTTTACGTGATTGGAAAAAGCAAGTAAAAGATGCCGGAGTTGTAACGGCGTTGAAAAATAGAATGCAATATGAAAAACCATCAGTGACTAGACGTATTGCAAAAAAGAAAGCTAGATATATAGCAAAAATTCAATTAGAACAAAATTAAAGGAGAAATAGATATGAACCAAGCAAAAGTAATGGGCATTCTTAGACACACCTTGACATTCTTAGGTGGTGTATTGATAACTCAAGGAGTTATTGATGAATCATTGTATACTGAATTATTCGGTGCAATTATGACATTGGTCGGTGGTGTATGGTCTGTAGTAGACAAGAAGACCGTTGAAGCAGTTGAAGAAGCTGTTGAAGATGTTAAAGAAAAGGTCGAAGAAGTTAAAGCAAAAGTAACTCGTAGACGTAAAAAATAATTTTACTCTAAGAAAAGAAAAGGCGCTTTCGGGCGTCTTTTCTACTATTTATATCAACGGTTTTTTTAGTTTGTGTATAATTATATTTGACAATTGATACTACGTGATAAGTACGTAGTCCCTGAAATATTAATTACTTTAATATTGAGATTCAGAATAATCTCAGTTCCCCAATCAAATATTAGGAGACAAAAATGAATGACCTTTTAAAGGAGGCCATTGCTGACGCAAAAGCTGTGCGTGAAACTGCAATGGCAAATGCAAAGATTGCATTAGAAGAGGCCTTCACTCCCAGACTCCAAAGCATGTTATCTGCTAAATTAGCCGAAGAAGAAGAGTTAGAAGAAGAAGACGACGATGTAGTTGCTGAGCCAGCTGCAGAGCCAGTCGCTGAACCTGCTCCCGAAGCTCCGGTTGAGGAAGAAGAGGATGTGCCTATGGATGAAGGCGAGTATGAGGACAAAATGGAAGAAGAGGAAGATATGGACCTCGAGGAAGAAGATGATATGGACTTAGAAGAAATCATCAGAGAGCTTGAAGGAGAAATGGAAGCTGACGAAGAACCTGTTGCCGAAGGTGAGGGTGAAGATGATGAGCCTGTTTCTGAAGGCGAGCATGCTGATGAAGAGCCTGTGTCTGAAGGTGATGAGGAAGAAGTTTCAATCGACGAAATTATCAAAGCATTGCGCGAAGAAGATGGCGAAGAAGATGAGCCAGTAGCGGAAGGTGAAGATAAGGGCGAAGAATTGGAAGAGGCGTATCAAGTCATCAAATTCTTGAAGTCTAAGATTAATGAAGTGAACCTTCTTAATGCAAAGTTGTTGTTCTCTAACAAGTTGTTTAGAAATTATTCATTGAACGAAAACCAAAAGGTTAAAGTTATTGAAAATTTCGACCGCGCACGTACGTTGCGTGAAGTAAAGTTAGTTTACAGCACATTAGCCGAATCGTTTACTACGACTAAAGCTAAAAGACAAATCAAAGAAAGCTATGCATCTAAGCCAACGCCTTCTACAAGACCATCTAAGCAGGTGATCAACGAAGGTAATGATTTAGCTGCTCGCTGGAAAAAATTAGCTAACATTTAATCACGGAGATTATTAAAATGAACGTAAGCTCATTATTACCTACCGATGCAATGGCTAACCAAAATGCGGCTTCACTTCAATTAGAAAAGAAGTGGGAAAAGACCGGTCTTTTGGAAGGTATTGCTTCTGAGGTAGACAGAAAAGGAATGGCCGTCCTTTTAGAAAACCAGGCCAAGCAACTCGTATCAGAAGTTAACAATACTGGTACTGGTGCTAACGATGAACAATGGGCGGGTGTTGCTCTTCCATTGGTACGTAGAATTTTTGCTGAAATTGCTGCAAAAGACTTCGTTTCAGTTCAGCCTATGAACCTTCCTTCCGGACTTGTATTCTACTTGGACTTCAAGTATGGTACCGCTCAAGGAACTAACGGTTTTAATGGTTCAACTGGTAATGACTTCTTAACTGATCAAGGTAGAACATCTCAAGCCGATTCTGTATTTGGTATTACCGATGGAGGAGGATTAGGTACAGATGCAACCGGAGGGGCTGCTCCTTCTGAAGGTTTGTATGGTGCTGGCCGCTTTGGGTACACTATTAACGACGCTAGCGAAACTGTAGCTGTTTCAACTGGTTCTTATGATCCATTTACCGAAACGTTTACGGAAGGCGGCGCTGCATTGACTGGATTGCAATTAGACAAGTTCACTAACTTTAATGCAGAGTTTTCTGCTAGTGCAGCTAGCAATTCACGTAACTACCAAGTTGTTCGTGTAACATTGGGCGATTTAACACGTCCAGATAAGAGTGGTGTTAGAGCATTTAACATCTCTGGTTCTGGTATCACTAATATCGTTCCTGAATTTACACGTCAAGACGGTACATATGTGTACTTCTTAGCTCAGACTGCTGCAACTCCTGTAGTTACTGGTGCTGATGCTATTAAAGTTGCATATCACCAGCAACCAATCGACAGCAACAGAGGCGACTTTGAAGATACTGTCGGCGGTAACTTAACTGATTCAACGATTCTTGATATTCCAGAAATCAATTTGGAAATGAGAAGCGAGGCAATTGTTGCCAAGACTCGTAAGTTGAAAGCCGTTTGGTCTCCTGAGTTTGCTCAAGACTTGAACGCTTACCACAGCATTGACGCTGAGGCTGAGTTGACCAGCATGTTGTCTGAGTACGTTTCTCAAGAAATTGACTTGGAAATTTTAGACATGTTGATCCAGAATGCTCAAACAACTGAGCGTTGGTCTGCAAAAGTTGGATATGAGTTTGATACTACTACCAACACCTTTACCCAAGGTAATGCAACTGCTCAAGCTTACAACCAAGGTACTTGGTTCCAAACTTTGGGAACTAAGATCCAAAAGGTAAGCAATAAGATTCACCAATTGACGTTAAGAGGTGGCGCGAACTTCTTAGTTTGTTCTCCATCCGTTGCAACTATCCTCGAATCTATTCCTGGATATGCTGCTGATACTGACGGTGATAAGACGCAATTTGCAATGGGCGTGCAGAAAGTAGGTGCTATTAACAGCAGATTCCAAGTTTACAAGAACCCATACATGACTGAAAATACAATCTTGATGGGTTACAGAGGATCACAGTTCCTCGAAACTGGTGCTGTTTATGCTCCATACATTCCGCTTATCATGACACCATTGGTATACGATCCATCTAACTTCACTCCAAGAAAGGGTGTGATGACTCGTTATGCCAAGAAGATGGTACGTCCTGAATTCTATGGTAAGGTCTACGTCGGTCACTTGAACGTAGTCTAATTTATAGAATTAGAGTATAACTAGGAAAGGGAGGCTTCGGTCTCCCTTTTTTACATATTTATATAAAATAGGAGTTACATGGCAAAACAAAATATCGAGAAAGCCCCACCAAAAGGACCAGTAAGGTTTTCATTAGTATTATCGGAAGAGCAAAAAGCCGCAAAAGCACAGATTTTAGAATGCCCATATAATTTTATTTTAGGCAAGGCCGGCTCCGGAAAGACATTGTTAGCTGTACAAGTAGCATTAGATATGTACTTTAAACGTCAGTGTAATAAAATTATTATAACAAGGCCAACTGTATCAACAGAAGATAACGGATTTTTACCGGGGTCAGAACGAGAAAAGATGGAACCATGGTTAGTACCAATCCGTTCTAATATGAGGAAGGTTTATAACAAGCCAGATATCTTAGAAAAATTGGAGCAGTCGGAAGCTATTGAATTAGTATCATTGGCTCACTTTAGAGGTAGAACATTTGACAATGCCGTTGTAATAGTCGATGAATTTCAAAATTTAACTAAATCACAATTGGCTATGGCTATAGGACGAATAGGCTCGGATTCAAAAATGATTTTTACGGGCGATTCGCAACAAATCGATCTACGAGATAAAAATTATTCAGCCGTACACGACTTAGCAAAAATTAAAGATTCTGCCCATGTATCAAAAATAGTTCTTAAAGATAACCATCGCCATAAAGCAATAGACGAATTGTTAGATTTACTTAATGGATATAACTAAACGTCATATTTATTAAAAAGGAAAAGAGATGGCTGCAGGCTGGTATAATTTTACTATTGAACAAGGCGCTACGGTAGATTTTGAACTAACGTATAAAGATTCTAACGGCGATGTTGTTGATTTATCAAAATACACAGCTAGAATGCAAGTTAAAAATGCAAAAGGCGGTAATCAAACTTATATAACATTATCTAGTACATTAGCTAATGACGGTACTGGATTAAATATGAGCGGTTCAGCCGGCACAAAGCCACCATCGAGTGGTTCAATTGGCGTGTTTATTTCTGCATATTCATCATCTCAATTAACATTTTCCGAGGGTTATTATGATATAGAATTAGTTTCAGGTAGTACATATCCTTATGTAACACGATTATTAGAGGGTAGAGTAAAACTTTCAAAAGAAGTAACCACAAGTAGCTAATGTCTCAGAATGTATATGTAAACCCCGATGAATCACAAGTTACAATAAATGAATCGTCCCCAAGCATTAACATTGCTACTAGTGATGGCGAGACGATAATTGTTACTCAACAGACTACAAATGTAGTCGAAGTTACTACATTCGGACCACAAGGACCAACTGGTCCAATTGGACCTCAAGGTGAAACAGGAACGTTTTCTGCATCAGGCTCTGTAGAATTAGATAATTTATATGCCGCCGGCTCGATTACTGCTAGTTTAGCAATTAGCTCAAGTGATTAT